GTTACTCATGTGGACCAAGGTAAATTACATTATTTGCTTAATTCCAATTTAACGGCACCTACAGAAACATACCCTACGTATGTAATGCAGGGTAATCAAGTTACTGTGTATCCAAATACCATTACGGATGACATTAATATCTATTACGTTAGATATCCGTTAGATCCTAAATGGACATATACGGTAGTTAACGGTAGCCCTTTGTTCAATCAATCGGCTAATGACTATCAAGATTTTGAGTTGGCTATATCTGACTTCCCTAAGTTAGTTGTTAAGATTTGCGAATATGCAGGTGTTAACATTAGAGAGATGGATGTGGTTCAAGCGGCAAGAGCAGAAGAAGCATACACTGATCAAAAACAACAATAATGAATCAGGAAAAATATTATACCAATGACGGGAATACTCCCACCGACGCTAACTGGGGTTCATACCAGAACGTAACATTAGGTGATGTTGTGAATAACTTCATCTTAATGTATACAGATGATGGCGATTTGTTGAATAACATCAACAGATACAAGGTATTATTCCACGCCAAAAGAGCTGTACAAGAATTAAACTACGATGGCAATCGTCAGATTAATGCTTTGCAGTTAGAAGTTGGTCATGACCTTAAGTTTGTGTTGCCTCCTGATTACGTGAACTATGTTCGTGTATCTTTATTCTGGGGTGGCAACTTATACCCTATGTTTGAGAATACTCAAGCTAACTCCTCTACGGAATTCTTGCAAGACGATCAGTATCAAATTTTATTTGACGACCAAGGTAATGCTTTGCAAGGAACATCTAAATTAGACTTATCTCGCATTGATGGAGAGAACTACATGTTATGCCCATTCAATAACCAGTGGGGTTGGTATGTAGATGGTCTTTGGTACTTCACTTGGGGATTCGGTGCATACTATGGTATGAACACTGAGGTAGCAAATGTTAACCCTACCTTTAGGGTAGACAAAGCAGCTGGTGTTATTAACTTTAGTTCAGGAGTATTTAACCAATCAGTAGTATTGGAATATATTTCTGATGGTTTGTATCCAGGTGATGACAATCAGATTGTTATCAATAAATTAGCAGAAGAGTATATCTACTCATATATTAAGTGGGCTATCCTAAATACAAAGGCAAATCAACCTGAGTACGTTATTAATAGAGCTCGCAAAGAAAAAGTTTCTAATTGGAGAAACGCAAAGATTAGATTAAGTAATTTACACCCAGGTCGCTTGTTGATGAACATGAGAGGCCAATCTAAGTGGATTAAGTAAATGATAGAACTTCAAAGAAATTTCCTTTCGGGGGTCATGAATAAAGATCTTGACCCTCACTTTTTACCTGATGGTGCATATAGAGATGCACTAAATATTATTGTGGGCGATTCTGACGGGGCTTTTGTGTCTGAAGAAGGCTCACATAATGGGGTAGCACAAAACTATTTAGGTAACGTATTAAAGGGAGTTGATTTAGAGTTAACCAATGCAACTTGTATTGGCTCACTTGCTTATGATACAGACAATTCTATTTATTGGTTAGTAGCATCTGATTATTTAGATGCTGTTTATGAGTACAATGAAGATACAGACACATTAACTCCTGTTCTTCGTGCAACTAAAACACCCACTACGACTTCATTGCTTGGATTTAACAAGGATTATTTTGTTACAGGCATAAACTATATCAACGGTCTTCTTTTCTGGACTGACAATCTAAATCCTCCACGCAGAATCAATATCGATCGTGCGAAGAATTATGATGTAGATGGTTTTACTGAGGCTGATATTAATGTTATCTTAGCACCACCTTTGTCTGCACCAACAATTAATTTATATTCAGAGGGTGAAGCTAATAATTTAGAGAATAAATTTCTTTACTTCTCTTACAGATATAAATATTTAGACAACGAGTATAGTGCTTTGTCCCCATTCTCACCTGTAGCATTCTTTCCAAAAGAATACGCATATGATTATGGTGTATCAGAGAACGTATCTATGGTTAACAACTTTAACACAGCAGATATAACTTTTAACTCGGGATCAAAAAATGTAAAAGAGATTCAGTTAGTATTTAGAGATACGCAAAGTGCTAACACATATGTAATTGATAGCTTGGTTAAAGAGCTTAATAATTACGATGATGATACGGACTATGTATTTACATTTAAGAACAATAAAGTATTTACACTATTGCCAGTTGAGCAAGTAAATAGATTGTTCGACAATGTACCTATTAAAGCTAAATCACAAGAACTTATTGGAAGTAGATTGGTTTATGGTAACTATACTCAATTCTTTGATTTATTAAAGGATAATAAGGAGCCTATTAATCCAGCTTTCTCTTTGTCGCTATTATCTAATTCTATAGTAAGTGGCACGCCTACTCCTACATTTAAAAGTAATAGAGATTACGAGATTGGTATTGTTTACTTGGATGACTATGGTAGAACAACCACGGTAGTTACTCCTACAGAAAATACCAATACAATATATATCCCTGCATCAAACGCTATTGATGGTAATAATATTCGTGTAACTATTGATGGAACATATCAACCTCCTTCTTTTGCTACACACTATCGTTTTGTAATCAAACAAGATAAACAAGAATACTACAACGTATTCCCATTAACTTATTTTGAAGATGGTCAGTTTAAATGGTTTTTAATTAACCAAGCAGACCAAGATAAAATAGCTGTTGGCTCATATGTGTATTTAAAAAGTGCAACAACTAACACAAATGTTCAGTATAAAATATTGGACATTGAGTCAAAGAACGCTAACTTCTTAAATAGTGCAGAGTCTAATCAACCTGCAGGTGTATATTTTAGAATAAAAATAGAGTCAACTGTATTACCTCCTATTACATATTTCTACGATTACAATGTGGGAGGTGGAGTAGATCCAGCTAGTACATTAGTTACAAACAGATTTAATGTAGCTGAGGAAGCTATCTTTTATGGCGTTGGTATCGACGACATGATTACCGGAGCAAGCAACGCTTACACTGGTTCAAATGACGCTAGATTCTATGTAGAGATTGATTCTACTGGAGGGGCTGCTGATACATTTAAGTATTATGTTTCTTATGATGCAAACTATAAGGTACTAGTTGCTAGTGGTATTGCTATTAACTCTGCTGCGGACCAAACTTTAACTTATTCAGGTAGCACTTGCTCTATTAGATTCCTATCAAATACAGGGCATACTACAAAAGATTACTGGGTCGTTAATTGCCGTGGTAACCTAGAAGATGTATGTTTGAATATATTTGGAGGTCTTATTGACCATAGCACTCCTGTGCCTGGCGTATTCTTTACGTTAGACAATTGGAGTCCTTCTCCAGCAAACAATCAAGATAGACCAATTAATGCAGGTGCTATTTTGACATTCAAATACAAAGAGACCAATGGTACAGACCAATGGATTACTCAAACATTTGTATCAACAAAAGATTATGTAAACATTGAAGAATGGTTCATTGAAGATGGAGCATACCAAAAATGGATTGCTTTAGATGAATCAGATCAAAGTGTTGGACCTGAGAATGTTTGCTTTAGACGTGGTGTATTAGTTTCTACTGGCAGACCAGGACTTATATCACAAGGGTCAACTATTTCTCCTACGACTTTGTCGTATCCTATATACATGTATTTTTATTCATTCCAGGGAGGAGATACACCTGCTATTGATACACAGTTTTCATTACAGCAGTCAGAGTTCCCGTCTTTGTTTGAAACAGTTCCTGTAGACACCAACCAAGATATATACTATGAGCTTTCACAAACGTATCCTATTATCGATGGCAATCACTATGGAAATGTTGACAATCAGGACATTGCATTGGGTGCTCCGGCGATAATAGATTTAAACACGTTTGACTTTAATTCAGATTTTAACGCATTCTCATTTGGTAATGGCGTTGAGAGTTTTAGAATTAGAGATGACTGGAACTCTGCAACTATGCAGTTTAGTCCAAGAGCTAACTCAACTGTTGAAGGATACGAGCAACAAACGCTTGTTCAGGCATTAACTTACAGCGGTATTTATACTCAGACATCTGCAATTAATAGATTAAATGAGTTTAACTTATCACTTGGTAACTTTAAATACTTAGATAGATTCTTTGGTTCAATCCAAAAGTTATACTCTCGTGATACTGATTTAGTTGTATTGCAAGAGAATAAGATATCTAAAGTTCTTTATGGTAAGAACTTATTAAGTGACTCAACAGGTGGAGGCGTAGTTGCATCTATTCCTGAGGTATTGGGTACTCAGATTTCCTATGAAGGAGAATATGGTATCAGCTTAAACCCAGAAAGTTTCACTAAGTGGGGTAATGACTTGTTCTTTACCGACGCTAGACGTGGTGCTGTTATGGCATTACAACCTAATGGGTTGTTTGAGATATCCTCTCAAGGCATGAAGAACTGGTTTAAGGCAAATTTAGATACCAATACAGTAAAG